TCCGCGTAATTCGGTAAAGGTCAAGACCAATGGCAAGATATAAAGTCCAAGCGCCTGACGGCAGCATCATCGAGCTGGATGGCCCGGATAACGCAACAGATGCGCAACTGATCCAGGCTGCTCAGGCAGCCTATGCACAGCGCCAGCAAGGCGCTCAGGCGGCTCCAGCACCGGTTACTGCCGCTGCACCAGCTCCTGCACCTGCCGCAGCTCCTGCCGTAGCGCCAGCAGCAATGGCACCTGCGCCTGCACCGGCTGCGGCTCCCAGAGCAGCTAGACCTGCCCCTGCCGCTATGGCAACTCCTGCGCCTGTGGTTGCACCTGCACAGGCAGCCCCTGCCACTGCTCCTGCTGCGGCTGCGGCTGCAGGTCAGCCTAGGCCGATGGGATTTTTCGAAGGCTTGGTTGAGTCTGTCACTGGCCGCGCTCGCACAACGCCTGAAACTCAGCGATTGCCTGAGTGGACGACCATGCCAGAACTCAACCAGATGAGCGTGGCATCTTTCAAGACTGCCCTTGGGTCGCTGCTCAGCAATCCTCAAGAGACCGTGCAGATTTTGCAGGCCAACTTTCCGAACGTAATGATTCGCCAAGACGAGAAGGGGAACTACATCCTTCGGTCGTCCGTCAATCAGAAGGAATACGCTATCCCGCCAGGCCTCACGATGGGCGATCTTCCCAGGATTCTTGGTGGATTTGCTGCATTCACACCGGCAGGCCGAGCTGCGACCATCCCTGGCGCTGCTCTCAAGGCTGGCGCAACGCAGGCAGGAATTGAGGCAACACAGACTGGCATTCCACCGCATTCTTTGGTGGGCGATGCTCTGAGTGTTGGTGGAGAGTTCAATTTGGGCGAGGTTGGCCTAGCAACCGTCACAGGCCCAGCAGGGCAGATCATTCAACGCGTAGCACCACCTGCGGCTGCAGCCGTGCGACAAGGCGTCCAGCGAGCCACAGGACGCGCTCCTGCGGCTCCTTCGGTTCCTGCCGCACCTCGCGTCGAGCCGACTTTTGACATGGGGCCACCTACTGGCGCACCAGCGGCACAGCTCCAGGCGCTTGAGTTCGAATTGGAGATGCTTTCTCAGCAGCCTTTGCGTCAAGGTGAGTCTAGGGGCATTAGGGAAGCCAGGCTTGGCGAGGTGCAACAGCAAATCGCTGCACTCAGGAGCAGGCCAGCACCTGCACCTCCAGCACCGGCAGCAGCGCCTCCTGTGGCCCCTGCAGCGCCTCCAGCAGCCGCAGCCATACCCGAGGCACCACCTCCTGCTCCTGGCCCTGCTGGCGCTCCTATGGGCACGGCAATGGCCCCTGAAGTGCCGCCTGCAGCAGCCGCTGCAGAGGCCACAGCAGGTGGCGTCATCGATGTTCTGAACCTGGCACGCAAGGCTGGAGGTTTTGGTCCTGGCTCATCTGCGGCAAAGGCCCAACTGATTGATCTTGCGCAGGTCAACCCAGAGGCCCGTGCGGCAGCCGAGCGCCTTCGCATAGATTTACCATTCGACGTATTGAGTGACAACCCGCAGGTGCGCAGTGCTGTTGGCTTGACCCGTGCATTGGTTGCAGGAGAAGCTGAGGCTGCATGGGAAAGCACCGTGCGCAACGCCATCCAGCGTGCCGACGAGGTGTCGCAGCAGTTTGATGCGAATTTCATTGCTGGCAGGCCAGCTCCTGGAGCTACCTCGCAGAAGATTGTGGAAAACTTGCAGCAGGCCAGGCAGACGCTGAAAACTGACGCCAAGGCGATCTACGACCGTATCGATGAGGCAGTGCCAAAGAATTCCCCAGTTGAGCTGAACAACCTCAAAACTTACCTTGACGACCTTCGTACCAACTTGGGCGCTGCAGGCCGCATGACTCCACAGGAATCCAATCTGGCCAAGATGCTGGAAAAGGGCGAACTGACCTATTTCGGTCTCAAGCGCGAGAAGGACTTGGTGGGCCAGGCCGTTGGCGGCCTGAAGTCACCATACGACAACATGGCAGCCGGTGACCTTAAGCGCCTCTATGCTGCACTGGCCCAAGATCAACTGGACAACGTGGCAACGCTGGCAGGCGAAGAGGCTCGGCGAGAACTGCGTGCAGCCAACCTACTGACCGCCAAGCAGAAGGCGCTGGAGAAGCGCATCGTCGGCGCATTCGGCCAAGAGATTGATGGCAGCGTAGCCCAGCGTATGCAGACGGCCATCACAACGGCTGCAAAGGGCGATGCCGCAGCCTTCAATCGTCTGATGAAGGTGGTGCCAGATGAGTTGCAGAAGGAGACGCTGGCCACTGCGCTGGCATCTGTGACCGCAGGCAAAGCGGCAGGCCGTGCTGCTGGAGCTGCTGAAACCGTGTTCAGCCCTGCAGAGTTCACCAAGGTCTATCGTGGCCTTCGAGCCAACCCGCCTGTTTATTCCCAGATGGTCAAGATCATGGGGCCAGAATGGGATCGTGCATCGCGTGACCTCTACGAGATTTCGCGTCGCATTGCAGATGCTCAGGCTCGCATCCCGACCACCGGCAAGGCAAACCAGATTCTTGGTGATGCAGCAGTCCAAGGTCTGATGGGCCAGGTCATGTCAAGCAGCGTGGCACAACGTGCTGCCACTGGCGTGGCCAGCATGGTGCCTGGTGGCGGCCTGATCGCACCAGACATCGTGCAATGGATGTCGGCTGCCAAAGGCGCTGGCGTGCAGAAAGCAGCCAAGCTCTTTGCCTCACCAGAGTTCCAAGAGCTTGCCGTGCAGACTGCCACTAAGGGTGGCCAGCCCAGCCAGGCGGCGCTCCGTCGCACTGCCATGAGCAAGGCATTCGGGGATTTCGCAAAAGAGGCTAACCTGCCACAATCTCTGGATGCACGCATCCAGTTCTTGCAGAGTGCAATCCAAACAGGACGCCAATTCGACCAGGAGAACCAACAATGAGCGCACTCAGCATCCAGCCAACCTTCCCGATCTTTACAGGAACGGACGGCCTGCCGCTGGAGAACGGCTACATCTGGGTTGGCACGGTCAACCTCAACCCACAGGTAAACCAGATCACGGTTTACTGGGATGCAGCTTTGACCATTGCAGCCGCACAGCCCATCCGCACGCTCAACGGTTATCCGGTGTATCAGGGCACGCCTGCTCGCCTGTACGTCAACAGCGATTACAGCATCCAGGTGCTCGACAGCAAAGGCAGCTTGGTCTACAGCGCACCAGCCGCGACTGAACGCGTTAGCGGAGTGGTTATTTCTGGAGACATCTCTTCAGCAAATGTGCTTTTTACGCAGAATGGTATCGGTGCTATTCAACAGACGGTGCAGGACAAATTGCGCCTGGCTGAAGTCAGTGTCAAAGATTTCGGTGCTGTTGGTGACGGCATCACGGATGACGGCCCTGCCATTCAGGCGGCGATTGACTACTGCAATGATGCCTATCCTGTTGGCGCTGCTCCTACTCTTGGCGCTGCGAGAGCAACTTTGGTCTTCCCTCCTGGCGTGTATCTGACGAAGCAGACCTTGAGTTTCTTGCCATTCATCAACTACGTTGGTACTCGTGCCACCACTGTTGACGCAAATGCAAACACTGCGGATCAGAGCGACTCTCGTGGCTCAATTATTCGTGCCGATGTTTCGATTTACAACGCAGGAAGTAATCCGACCGGGTGTCTGGTGTACATCTACACCGGAGACATTTTCATCCGTGGGTTGCAGTTCGTCGGCACTTCACAGATCAACGGCAACCCATCTACTGGTATTCAGTTTGGCTCGCATGGCGGTGTGGCCGTCACTGGCCGGTCTTACGAAACGGATGGTACTGGCAACAACACCAGCGGAGTGAATGTGGAGGAATGCACTTTCTACACTTTCAGCACGGCCTGGGAATGCAATATGCTAAATGACGCATTCATGTATCAGTGCCGCTTTGAAGCAAACACCACAGCAATCTCTTTCACTCAAAATGTGGTTGCACCAATTTCTCAAAGTTGTGAGTTTATTGGATGTGCAATGTTTGGGTACTCTATTGGGGTCTCATTCCAAGATGCTCCTAACTACACCGTCACTTTCAATGGTGGGTACTTCTTTGGCACATCGAACAGCAGCCAATCTGTTGCATACTTTGGCAACGCTGGAGCTATGAGTCTCAAGTTTAACGGCGTCAACTTTGACCACACCGGAACAGGCTGCTCTCACTTTTTGTTTGATGGCGACTATGATGGCATGTTCAATCGTCTGCTCGTTACTGGGTGTGTTTTTAACGGCGGTGCAGGTCGGTCAAAGATTGAATTGTCGCGTGGTTCTGGAACTGCTGCATACAACCATGCAATCTTCACAAGTTGCCAATATCTCAACACGTACTTCCAGCTTGATGTCGCAACAAAAGTCCAAATCAAAGATTCGTACTTCTACGACGGATACATCTCAATGGCGAATGCCAATAACTGTGACATTGCTGGCAATGAGTTCCTTGCCTATAACGGCACTGGCATTGATATGACAACGGCAGATTGTTCGGAGAACACTGTGCGCTTTAATCGTTTTACCAACGTGACCACGCCTATCAGCGTTTTTAATAATTCAACAAACGACAGCACCGTTTTCCAAGACAACTTTGGAATCACTGCTGCGCCTGCTCGCGGCAAGTTTATGGATTACATCAACAACATCACGTTCGCCAATCTTGGCACTCCGGCAAACGGGTCGATGGTGTACTGCGCTGATGGCACTATCGCCAATCCAGTGGCGGGTGGCGGCACTGGCTGCATTGCAAAACGCTTGAACGGCGTCTGGGTCGGAAACTAATTTTCAAGGAGAAATCAATCATGGCACTCAAGAAATCCATCATCGAGACCCGCGAGGGTTTTTCTGGTCAACTGACAGCCTCAGATGCTTACTGGCGCGTGTTCAGCGTCTCTGGAGGCAAAGACAAGGTGTCAGCTACTGTTGGCGCTTACGTCACCAAAGACGGGCAAGTGCTGACAACTCGCCAGTACGAGTTCCAACCAAAAATGGATGGCGCAAACTTTATCAAACAGGCATACGAGCATCTCAAGTCGTTGCCTGATTTTGCTGGCGCAGAGGACTGCTGATCATGCTTAAGACCGTCTCATCCATCACCAACGCAATCGGTGCGTTGAACTATGTTGGCACTTGGAATGCCAGCACCAACACGCCTGCACTAGCGTCTGGCGTCGGCACCAAGGGCGACTACTACCAGGTCAGCGTAGCTGGCTCCACATCTTTAAACGGCATCAGCAATTGGGGCGTTGGTGATGTGGCTGCTTTCAATGGAACCACCTGGCAACGCATCGAGGGCGGCGCAGATCTGAATGGCGTTAACCTGACGGTCACAGGATCATCAAATGTCAAAGATATAACTGCCGTCTCAAACGCGCCATCACTCAAAATGCAAGGGTTAACCGGGCAGGCATGCGGTGGGTTTGACTACAGAAACCCCGCTGGCAATGTGTTTTGGCAAAACCCTGTTGATGAGACCAACTGGTATCTGGCCGATGCCGACTTCAGCGCCTACGTCTACTTGGGGCAGAACTTTACTGGCTGGACGTTTGCATCTGACCGCCGCCTGAAAGACAACATTGCTGATGTTCAGTACGGGTTGAATGCTGTGATGCAGATGCAGCCACGCTCCTTCACCATGAAGAGTTCTGGCAAGCAGACCATCGGTTTCATCGCTCAAGAACTGCATGATGTTGTGCCAGAGGCGGTCAGTGGCCAAGAGATTGAGTTTTCGGACACCGATACCAACACCGAGCGAGCACAGAAAACGATGGGCGTTTCCAAAGAGTTGCTCATCCCAGTGCTTGTCAAAGCCATTCAAGAACTCAAATCCGAATTCGACGCATACAAGGCGTCCCACCCTTAAGGAGTCAGTTATGTCCACCAATTCCCAAATTGCATTTGCCCCACTTGGCAACACAGTCCTAATCCCTGCTGCGGCTTCGGCATCCACTGGCGTCCAGGCGCTGGTCGATGCACGATTTGATGGTCAGGGTACAGGCCAGTACCGCATCATCAATAGCAGTGCCAACACGGTGTTCTTGGGTGTAGGCCCAACAGCGGCGATTGCTACGGCCAACGCTGTGGCTCCTGTTGCTGGCACACCTTCTGCTGCAATTGTGCTTGTGCCTGGTGCTGTGGAAGTACTGCGCTTTGCCCGTGAATCGTTCTTCAGCGGCTTGGCCTCGGCTGCTTCCACCGTCTACATCGTGCAGGGCGAGGGCATGTAATGAGCCAAGTCGATGCAACTGATGCACGACTTCAGACGCACGAAGAAATTTGTGCGCTGAGATATGAGCAGATCAATGCGCGTCTCAAACGCATTGAGGCCATCATGATTAAGACCGCTGGCATCATGATTGTGTCGATGGCAGGAACCATCTTTGCTGCGATCTGGATGACAAAGTGATTGATCCCATCACCGCCCTTGCTGCGGTATCTTCAGCGGTAAACCTCGTCAAAAAGGCTGTCAAGACCGTTCAGGATGTGCAGTCTTTGGGGCCGGTGCTGGGTCAATATTTCGACGCCAAGGCGCAGGCCATCGAGGTCGTAGAAAAGGCCAAGACAGGTGGCTTCAAAGGCTCGGCACTTGGCAAGGCACTGGAGCTGGAACTTGCTCTGGAGCAGGCTCGGGAGTTTGAGGAGCAGGTGAAGATGCTCTTCTTTCAGTCGAACAAGATGGATGTCTGGATGCGCATTACGGCCAGGGCTAAGCAGATGGAGGCCGATGCCGCCCGTGCTGAAGGCAAACGCAAGGCAGAAGCAAAGCGCAGGCAGTCCGAGATCGATGACATGTTCTTGATCGGCATTGCGGTGCTGACCGCAGTGGTTGTTCTTGGCATCACTTTTTACTTTGTGGTTAATGCGCTGCAACATCAGGTATGACCGAGAAGCTCAACGCCAACACCACCCTCGACAAAATTCTTGGGTATGTGGACAGCCCGTTCAAGCTGTTTGCGGTGATTCTTATGGCGGTGATTGCGTTTGCTGGTTATGCTCTGTACGAAAGCCAAGACTTCATCCGTGACGCTTACAAGGAGTCGCAGAAGTTGCCTGAGATACGGACAGACCGAGCAGATGATGCGGCGACGATGCTGTTCAAGCAAACTGGCGCAACGGTAGTGGCGATCTTCAAAGTCAACCCGCTGTTCAATTCCAGAACGCTCTACAAGGCCTACACCAAAGACGGGCGCGACAAGACGATTGAGAACATCGATGTTGGCCTGTTCACGCACAATTCGTCGAATAACTCAGATGTGGTCAAGCTGATGACCAATGAGATACCATGCGGCGAGTATCGATATGCACAGTCCGAGGTCGGGCTTTGGTATCTTGAAAAGGGCGTGACGTACACCTGTCGAGTCAGTGTCCCACCAGACTCGCATCGCTTCGTGGGACAGATCACAGTTGGCTGGGCAGCGCAACCAGCAAACCTAGAGCAGACAAAATTCATGCTGGAGATTGCCAGCGCAATGTTGACCAAGAGAGGAGGCTGATATGGACTGGCTTAAACAAATCGCACCAACCATTGCCACCGCACTAGGTGGCCCATTGGCAGGCATGGCTGTATCAGCAGTGTCCAAGGCCATTGGCGTGGACGAGGCAAAGGTAGGCGACCTGATCGCCTCCAACAAGCTGACCGCCGACCAGATCGCGCAGGTCAAGCTGGCCGAGATTGAGCTGCAAAAGCAGGCGCAGGAACTGGGCCTGAACTTTGAGAAGCTGGCAGTCGAGGATAGGAAGTCTGCCAGAGAGATGCAGGCCACCACTCGCTCGATGATGCCTCCCATCTTGGCTGGTGCTGTGACCCTGGGTTTCTTCGGCATCATGGTGATGATGTTCTTCAACCAGATCGACAGCAACAACCCAGCCATCTTGATGATGCTGGGCAGCCTGGGTACTGCCTGGACAGGGATCATTGCCTACTACTTCGGCAGCTCGGCTGGCTCCCAGGCCAAGACTGATCTACTCTCCAAAGCCAACAAGTGAGGACACCATGAAACAGAATTTCGAAGCTGCATTGGCTGCCGTCCTACATCATGAGGGTGGCTTTGTGAACCACCCAAAAGACCCAGGTGGCATGACGAACCTCGGCTGCACCAAAAAGGTCTGGGAGGAGCATTGCGGTCACGAGGTGGACGAGAAGACCATGCGTGCGCTCACGCCTGCTGATGTGGCTCCTCTGTACAAGACAAAGTATTGGGACAAGGTGCGCGGCGACGAGCTGCCGTCTGGCGTCGATTACGCTGTCTTTGATGCCGCCATCAACAGCGGCCCAGGAAGGGCAGCGAAGTGGCTTCAGACATGCGTTGGCGTTGAGCCTGATGGTGGCATAGGCCCAAAGACTTTGGCGGCTGTGGCGGCCTTTGATGCGCAGCAGCTCGTTGAGGCCTATTCCAAGCGCAGGCTTGCTTTTCTTGTTAACTTGCCAACCTGGACAGACTTTGGCAAGGGCTGGGGCAAGCGCGTTGCTGATGTGCAGGCCAAGGCAATCGGCATGATTGCCTGAGACCTACTGCGTGGCCTTGCGATTGCGGCAGGCCTCACGCATCGCTGGGGTGAAGTCTGGATGAAACGATGCCAGGCTGCAGTCGATCACCCGTCTTTCAGGTGCGACCATTGCAGATGCTGCGATCAGCACGATCCACATGCAGGTCACCAGTATCACGGCCAGCACCACGAGCATGGCACTGGCCATCCTTTTCAGGTATCCAGCCACAGGGCTGGCAGGCAGTGGTTCAGCGGCCAGCATGACTGGCCTGCACTTGGCCACACGGGCAGGGCACTCGCGGCCCTGCACGCAGTCGTAATCACAGCAGTTCATTTGTCCAAGCCCAAGAACAGACAAGCGTGCTTATGGCTCACGCCTTTGGAGTCGATGTAGGTCTCTCCGCAGCCGACTATCCACTCCATGAGCAGTATTGCCATTGCCACACCGATTGCAGTGGCCAGCGCCAGGTTGAGCAGATTTTTCATTTCTTGGCCTCCGAAGGTGGCACCCAGCCCATTGCGCGAAAGCGATCCATGATGTTGGTGGACGCTGCTGGCACATAGCGCCAGTTTGGATTGAGCAGGCTGGGCCTGATGGCCAGCCAAGAGGGTTGCTGTGGTTGTGTGGCTTGCATGGTGATCTCCTTGAAGAAGGGGCCGAAGCCCCTGGTTGTGATTAAGCGGCTTGTTTCTCTGCAAAAAGACGCTGGGCCTCTATATCTTGATCCACATACTCATCAGAACCGTAAGCAGGATCAACTTCGTACCAGCAGGCTGAATCCAAAGCCACACCAGCCTTCAGAGCAGCGTTAACACGCTGTGCCAGACGCTCTGCCTTTGCCGATGCTTCTTTGCGAAGATCAGGGAAGCAAGGATCACCAGTCTCCTCGCAAACCAATTTTTGAGTGCCGTTAAAAATGGCTTGATGGCGAAAGCGACGACCTGCTTCGTTTTCAACCAAGACATAAAAGCACTCGGCAATGAAGGGATGACCATCGCAGGCATAACCTGCGTTGTACAGATCAGATGCGGCATATGCGGTGTAGGTTGTGTTCACGTTCAGCTCCTTGCTGGTTGTGGGTTGGTAGGCCTCCAGTATACCACGATTCCCCACAATCTAATCAACTAGGGACAAACCCTAGTCTTTAGGATTTTTTGCAGCAATCACCTTGCCAACCTTCTCAAGCGTTGTGAAGCGGTGCATGTTGGCGCATTCGTAGCGACGGTACTTTGTATTCTCTGCCCGCTGGCGAGTTTCCTGCACCAGCGTCCAGGTGCCACACACTGGGCACTTCATGAGGCCACCTTCTTGCCCTCATCTGCCAGCCCCTGCTTGATGTAGTGCAGCACCTGGGCGGCCAGTGTCCTAGTGTCGTTTTCGGCCTGGCGGCGCAGCGCCAGCTCGATATCTGCTGGGATGCGGATCGTCATGTAGCGATCCTTGGTCTTGGCGTCTGCGGCGGCCATCAGTCAGTGCCCCCAGCATTGATGACCACATCCTCAAAGATGTCTGCCATCGCCTGGCCGGTGGCCAGCTCGACAGGCACGCCGTGCGTGAGCAGGCTCACCAGATCATCCTGGCCAGCCACCTCAATGTCGAATCGGGTCTGGGCTGCGTATTTGATGGCCTGGGCCTGATTGGCTGCACGAATCAGGCGGTGCTTGTTGGTCTCGGTGTCGGTGACGACATAAATGCGCGTGGTCATGTATTTCCTATGTGGTTGGTGAAAAAAGTGCTGATCTGCTCTTTTGCATGACCAGCACCTTTCCCCACTATACAACAGAATCCCACACTTTCGAGATATGCGATCCAGTCTTTTTGCTCGGCGCTGAGGCTGCCGCCTTTGCTACGTTTCATCTCGACCCACAGGCTCCAGGCAGGCACGAACAGGTCGGGCACGCCAGAGGCCACGCCTTCTGCCTTCAGGCGGCCAGCGGTGGCTTTGCTCCTGGCCCCGCCATTTGGAATGGCAAAGATACGCACGTCTGGCCAGGTCTGCCGAAACCAGCGCACCAGCTCGCGCTGCTCCTCGTGTTCGGTGGGGATTAAAACGGACATGCAAACTCCCATTTGTCGCAAGCATTCACCTCGTCAGCAAACTCGCCTGGCGGCCTCATGTCAAAGACCGAGCAGTGGCCTTCCTGGCTGAAATGCTCGCAGGTGTGGCAGCACTTCGGCGGCCCAGATTGCAACCACTGGCGATAGTCAAGCAGGAATTGTGGTTCTGGTGGTCTGGTAGTCATGTCCAACTCCTTTTCAAAACACGGTGAAACTTCCCGTCCATTTTGTACTCGATGGCCTTGGGCGGCTGGCTGTTGCTCATCTGCACGGCCAGGTATTCCAGCCCTTCGCTATCGCCCATGCGCTCGGCCTCGGCCAGATGCGCACCTGACGAGTTGGCCATCTTGAAGAGCTGCTGCATCGCACGCTCTCCAGCATAGCCATCATGCAGCACCGGCAGGTATTCGGTGATGGGTTTGTCGGACAGGCTGCCGTAGTAGGTGCAGGACAGCATCTCTTTGCCGCTGGCCTTGCTGATGTGCCTGCGCCAGTTCCAGCTCGTCACCTCAAGGTCTTTGCCTTCCAGGCCCATGATGTCGTCGTTGCGCAGCTCCAGCTTCTTGCGCTCAGGCTCAGGAAATGGATGCAAGCAGGCAGGGCAAATGGCCACCGAGATGGCACACAGCTCACCGCAGTTGTCGCAGACCTTGACCGGCGCTTCTCCGTTGCCATCGCCTGCCTTCTTTGGCGGCTGCACTGCGGTGATCGGCCCGTGCGTGGCCACCACCCCAGCAAAGTCCAGCACCAGGCAATGATCGGTGTGGCTCTTGACCCTCATGCCTCGGCCTGCCATCTGGACGTACAGGCTGGCGCTCATGGTCGGGCGCAGCATGGCAATCAGGTCGATGTCAGGGTAGTCAAACCCAGTAGTCAGTACGTTGGCATTGGTCAAGGCTCGTAGGCGGCCAGCCTTGAACTTTGTCAGCATTCGCTCGCGTTCCTTCTTCGGAGTTTCACCCGTCACGCACTCAGCGGTCACGCCTTGCTGACGTAGGACTTCGGCTACATGCTGTGCGTGCTTGACGCCTGTACAAAACACCAGCCAGGCCTTGCGATCTCCTGCCAGCTCAATGACCTCGCGCACTACCCGCTGATTGTTGTCGTCAGTGTCAACGGCTGCCTGCAGCTCGGCCTCGATGAACTCGCCCCCTCGCTTGTGGACGCCAGAGGTGTCCAGCTTGGCCTTTGTGACCTTGCTGCGCAGCGTGGCCAGATAACCCTTGAACACCAGCTCCTCAATGCTGGTTGGTTCAATCAACGCATCAAATAGCGCAGGTTTGTCGGTGATGAGGCCATGACCTAGCCTGTAAGGGCTAGCTGTAAGCCCCACCACCCGCAGCGCAGGGTTGATTGCCTTCAACTCGGCCAGCAGCTTGCGGTATCCACCCTCGTCCTTGTGGTTGACCAGGTGGCACTCGTCAATGATGACTAGATCGATATGGCCCAGCTCCTTGGCCTTGCTGCGCACCGACTGGATGCCAGCAAAGGTGATCGGCTCGCCGAGCTGCTTCTTGCCGATGCTTGCACTGTAGATGCCCATCGGCGCACCTGGCCAATGCTGGCGCATCTTCTCGGCATTCTGCTCGATCAGCTCCTTGACATGCGTCAGCATCAGCACCACGGTCTCTGGCCAGTTCTGCAGCGCATCCTTGCATAGCGCGGCCACGATGTGGCTCTTTCCTGATCCTGTGGGCAGCACCAGACAGGGATTGCCTGCATGGCCTGCCTCGAACCAACCATAAAGCTGGTCGATGGTTCGCTGTTGATAGTCACGCAGCATCAACCCACCACCCTTCCACCAAACTGCTTGCGCAGGTCATGCAATTGCGTCCAGCCCTTATCCGCACAGGCAGCAGCATTGGCCAGCAGCTCCTTGGAGCTGAACACACCTTCTTGCTCAGGGTCTCCGTTGGCCACATTCGTGCCATTGATCTCATACACAGCCGTCCACTCGTCTGGCCCATCCTTGCGCTGCCAGGCCACCAGATCAGGATGTAGGACATGGCCTTCACAGCCCGTGCGCTGGGCATCCACCGGGATCACAGCATCCCACTTGGCACAGTGCCACTCGCTGTCTTTGGTGGCCGTGCTATGCGCACAGGTGCGGCAGTTCACATGCTTGGTGGTCTTGGTGCTGTGACAGAACTCGTGCGCATCGCAGAACTTGCACTGATACCAGCTCGGGTCTGTGCTGATGGGCGGCGGCATCCGATCATCTGTGGCCAGCCTATGGCCTCGCTGGATGTACTTCTCGGCCACCTCTTTGTCGTAACGCACACGCTCGGTGTGGATGCGGTCATCGTCCTTGCAGACAGCCAGATAAAAAGCACGGTCGATCTTGGTGCCGTGCATGTAGAGCTGCATCTGGACAAAATGCTCAGGCTTGGACTTCTCCACGCCTTCTTTCACCAGGTCATCAAATGACTTCTTGCTGTGCGTCTTGAACTCGGCCACATGGCGCTTCTTGGGCGCTTCAGGCACTCCTGACTCGATGATGGCGTCCAGGCTGCCTGAGACATGGCATCCAAGGTCAACACGGCTTTGTGCGCTTCCTGTGCTGCGCACGTCCATGCCGATGGCTCGTAGGTCACTGACGATGGTTTCCTCTTCCATCTGGCCCCTGCGAAACAAACGCAAGACTCGGCCAGGAAACTTGGGCTGCACAGCCCAGCGAAAGCTCAGCCACAGCCACCTATCACACACATGGCCGAGCTGGCTGCAGCCCATGTGCGGCCTGGGCACCTCGGCCTTGGCCTCATGTGCTTTGTCAATCAGCCCTTGGATGCTATGATTTGCTTCGGGTATCTTCATGGTTCCCGTCTCCTTCCTGTAGTTGCCACATTGCCCCAGGTTCCTCACGGTTCCTGGGGCTTTTTCTTGCTTACTTCTTCAGCCAGGGCGGTGCTGCCTTTGCCGGTGCTGCTGGAGCAGGTGATGCTGCAGGCGCGGCTGGCTTAAACGCTGGGGCTGCTCCACCATTGATTGCGCGATAACCCTTGACATCGTTGCTGGCCTCGTAGGTCTTGCCGGTCTTCTCATCCGTGCGTGCGGCACGAATCGCCAGCTTGATGTTGACGCTGCTGCCGATCAACTGGTCGGTGTCAGTCACCTTCGACAAGCCAATCGCTCGCATGATGTCTCCCAGTTGCTGGCGACCAATTTCCTCGGCCTTGGCGTTGGCGTTCTTGATGTTCAAGTTCGAGAACACAACTCGGCCCTGGTGGCTTGGGCCTGTGATGTCTAGGCGAATCTTGATGTACTGGCCGGTGCCGTCGTTGGTGTCCTTCAGCTCGGCCTGCGTGATGTTGGCGTTGTAGTTGCCCTCTGGCAGCGGTGCATAGCTTCCGCCATTGCCTTGCGGCAGTTCGTTTGCGTCAAAAGTTTGTCCAAGAAAAGCCATGATTTACTCCTTGATGGTGATTTTGAAAGATGGGCGGCCAGCCTTGGCCGTGATTGCGTCTGCCAGTGGGCGCGTGATGGTCTCGTCTGCAGCCTTCCAGAGTGCCATGTTGATCTCTGGTGTCCAGCGGAACAGCCGTGCCAGATGCTCAGTCAGGCCATGCTCGGCGGCCAGCTCCTGCAGCTTGTCGCTATCGACCTTGCGGTCAATGCGGCCAGCGATCTTGACCACAAAGCCTTCTGGCTCCGCAGTCTCGGTGCCCTCGAAGTTCTCAGCCAAGGCCAGCAACTTGACGATCTTGTCCTCGATCTTGCGGCGCTCAGTCGTGGCATTGCCTTCTTCGGCCTTGTATCGCAACCAGTCTGCGCTGAGTGTTTTTAGGTCGGCGTGCATCATGATTTCCTCACTTCCAGCATGGCGTCAGCCAGTACATATGCTGCTTGCGCGTAGATTACGGGATTTGAAATTTGGTCACCGTCTGGATGACTCAGCAGTGCTTGCATGGCCTTTGCGGCAAAGTAGTCGCGCAGGGTCATGCCGTCATTTTGCAAATTGTGCGCTGGCGTTGGAAACGCTGGCCCACCTGTGTGAATGATCTTGGCCATCACTTGCCTCCGATCTTGGCAATGACTGCGCTCAGGTCCGGTGCCTCCCAGGCATCCAGCTTGCCGCTGCGGTCCTTGGCCAGCCAGAGGCCATCGCTGTCGCACATCAGCGCACGCTGGGTATTGCCATCGCCATCCTTCTCGACACGCAGGGCCAGCACCTCGTCGAAGAAGTAGGGCAGCGCCTGGCCGGTCTTGTTCCCAGGCATCGAGGGCGAGTACAGAACCCGTCCCATCTCGTCCTGCGTTTTCTCCAGTTTGGCGCTCATGTACACATGGCGGCCAGGCAGATCGCGGAAGGCCCGAATGATGTCGGCCATCTGCTCCTGCATCGCACCGTAGGCTTGCCTCGGGTCTTTGGTGGCCTTCTTCTCGGTGTTCAGGCAGACCTCAGCAATCTCGCTGATGCTGTCCAGTGCCACCGACTTGTAGGCCTTGGCCTCGTCGCTGCTGGTCAGCCAGGTGTAAGCCTCCTGCAGCTCGGTCATCGAGGTGATCTCAATGAACGGCAGGTCGGCGTCCTGGATGGACAGCAGGCCACCTTCTGCACTCAGCACAATTGGGCTTGGCAGCGTCTTGATGAGGCTGGTCTTTCCAGCCCCTGCCTGGCCATAGACCAGGACTTTCACACCGTTGGCAGACAGGCTGCCGGTGGTCTTCACGTTGATTGCCATGTTGGCACTCCTTTTTGGTTGCTGCGCCTTTGGGTTATTCCGTTCGCGCAGTGGTTGCATCATAAACCGAAAATCGGGTATAGTGCAAGCACCCCCGCAAAAATATTTTTAGAGGTGCAACAAATGATGACTGTTGAGCAGATCAAGAAACGGCTTGAGGACGCCAACCTCAAGCGAGTGGCCGAGAATGCTGGCGTGCATCCAGCCACGGTCTACAGGTTTATGCAGGAGGATTCCAAGCCCCTGTACGAGACGGTCAAGGCGCTGTCGGATTACTTGACACGGCAGGAGGCAGCATTGCATGGCTGACCTCTCAAAAGTTCTCGGCGGTCCTTGGGCACCACCACCAGAAAAGCTGGTCGCACCACTAGAGGTGCAGCTCATTGATGCAATGCGTGCGGCAGGCCTCGAGCCACCGAGCGAAATCCTGATGGATGGAAAGATTCACAGGTTTCGATCAGGCACCAAAGGCGCACCAGGCCACGGCGACAAGCCAGGCTGGTATCTGGTTTTCGGTGATGGCATTCCAGCAGGGCGTTTTGGCTGCTGGCGTGCTGGCATGGAGGTGACCTGGCGAGCTGATGTAGGACGCAAGCTCACGCAGACGGAGGAAATGGCCCACGCCAGACGCATGGCAGAGGCCAAGGCACTGCGCGACGCTGAGCTGGAGCGCAAGCACGAAGTGGCCGCTTCTACCGTGGAGGCAATCTGGACGGCGGCCCAGGCAGCCAGCCCCGATCACCCTTACCTAAAGCGAAAAGGAATCCAGGCGCACGGTGCCAGGATCACAGGAGACGGCAGGCTGATTGTGCCCCTGTTCGACAAGGATGGCGCACTGGCTACCTTGCAGTACATCGACGGAGAAGGAGGAAAACTCTACCACCCAGGCGGCGAGGCCGGTGGGAAATTCTGGATGGTAGGCTCACTGGATGAGCCTGGCGTGCTTTATGTGGCCGAAGGTTTCGCAACGGCGGCCACAATCCATGAGACGACAGGCCGCCCCTGCGTGACCACTTACAGCGCCAGCAGCTTGGTGCCAGTAACTGGCAGCCTGCGCGAAATGTTCGGAGCAGCTCAGGATATTGTGATCGTCGCAGACCATGACAAGCATGGCGTCGGGCAAAAGTATGCCGACCAAGCCAGCGCGAAGTTCGGGGCCAGGGTGATTATCCCACCCATTGAGGGCATGGACGCCAATGATTATGCACAGGCTGGGCACGATTTGGTAGGCCTGCTAGTGCAGCAAACTGGCTCAGCCGTGATCGACAAGCTGCAGGTGGTTTTTGGTGACCAGCTCGGCAGCGATTACGAAGCACCAGACGAGCTGGTGGAAGGCCTGATGACCATCGGCAGTTCGGTGGTGGTCTATGGCGACAGCAACTCAGGCAAGACCTTCTGGGCGCTGTCAGTGGCCACGGCCATCGCAAGTGGCGAGGACTGCTATGGCCGCAAGACCGACCCCGGACTGGTGGTGTACCTGGCCAGCGAAGCCCCCGCCAGCATCCGTTCTCGTATGCAGGCCATCAAGAAATTTCACGGCTGCAGCTTGGAGAACCTGGCAATGGTTCCGGTCCCGATGAATTTTTATGTCGGAGACCAGGATGCCCATGATGTGATTGAGCTGGTGCGAGCCATCGAGATCGCCAAGGGCAAGCCGGTGCGACTGATTATTGGCGACACGCTGGCCAGGATGAGCGCAGGGGCCAACGAGAACAGCGGCGAGGACATGGGGCCAGTCATGGCCAGATTCGACCAGGTGGCCACCGCCACAGGCGCTGCCATGATGATTATCCACCACAACGGAAAGGACGCTGCCAGAGGCGCTCGCGGCTGGTCAGGTATCCGTGCCCACATCGACACCGAGATCGAGGTTTCTGAAAAGGACGGCAGCCGGTCTGTGACGGTCACCAAGCAGCGCGAGCTGCCCAGCAAAGGCGAGACGATCTACTTCCGTCTGGAGGTAATCGAGATGGGAATCAGCAAATTTGGCTCACCTTCCACCACCTGCGTGGCCGTTCCAGATCAGGAAGCAAATGACACGAAACCCCACAAAAAGCCCACAAAACACGATGAGAACGTGCGCACAGTTGAGCGTGCTTGGTGGGCATCAGGTGCCGAAGAGCGCGATGGTTTTCCCTACGTCAGCAGGTCGGCGATGCGTGAACTGCTGGTAAAAGATGGGGCGACTGAGCGCACCGCCAAGAACAAAACCGAGGCATCCAGATCGGGTTCAATCATCGAGCAACTGCTCAATGCAGGCACTTTGGAGACCTTCGAACATGGCTGGATTTTCAGCAACAAGACCCAGGCGAGCGCAATGCTCATGCAGAAAAATGCCCCAAAAAATCGCCCCTAATCGCCCCTCAGTGCCCCTGGGACGGTTAGGGGCGATAGGGGCAAAAGCCCAGAAAATCGCCCCTCCCCGCCCCTCACACCTATAGGTGAGGGGCAGAGGGGCACTGGGATGCGGAATAATTAGGACAAAGTTATCCACAGGAAAGTAAGCAAGCACTAACATGACACAACCAATCGACCAACCCAGCTTTGAGACCTGGCAGCGCGACAACCTGGTGCGCTTTTGCCAAGACTGCTACGCTGCCCTGCTGGCCGAGCAGGAGGCCAACGAGCAGCTCAGGATTGACCTCAAGGATGCAATGAAGATGGCGCGGCAGCAAATTCTGAAGGACAATGCAGCATGACCACGAAAACACACAATCCAGCAGACAAGGTGGAGCGCTGGGCCATCGAGAAGCTGGTGCCATACGCACGCAATGCCAGGACGCATTCAGACGAGCAGATCAGCCAGCTCGCGTCCAGCATCAAGGAATGGGGATGGACAACGCCAGTGCTGGTGGATGAGCAAGGCAGCATCATTGCCGGTCACGGGCGCACACTGGCCGCACAGCGCCTGCAAATGACCGAGGTGCCAGTCATGGTGGCCAGGGGCTGGTCAGAGGCCAAGAAACGCGCCTACGTGCTGGCTGACAACAAGCTGGCCATGAATGCTGGGTGGGACAACGAGATGCTGGCGCTTGAGCTGGGCGAGATTGGTGAGCTGGGGTTTGACCTTGATCTGACTGGATTCAAGGCTGAAGAAATCCAAACACTGCAGCCACCAGACTTTGAACCAGGCACAGAGGAAGACCAAGGCAAGCTGGATCAGCTTGATCCAAAGTGGATTGCCTGCCCTCACTGCGGAAAAGAGTTCGATGCTAGGCAAGCCTGAGTTAAAGATTGACTGGGCAAGCCATGAGGCTGCTAAGTATGCCTGCACAAACTGGCATTACAGTCGGTGTGTGCCTGGGAGCAAATTAGTAAAAATAGGTGCATGGGAAAACGGTAAATTTATTGGCGTTGTAATTTTTTCATATGGAGCAAATCCAAAACTTGGAAATCCATATGACTGCACTATGCAGCAATGTGCCGAATTAACAAGAATTGCATTAACTATACACATATCACCTGTATCAAAGATTATGTCTCTTGCGATTCGCTTTTTGAAAAAACAAAGCCCTGGGATTCGATTGATTGTTTCTTATGCAGATGCCGATCAAGATCATCATGGTGGCATTTACCAAGCAACCAATTGGATTTATGAAGGCTTGTTTAATGTTGGAAGTGTTGGTGCATATTTAATCAATGGCGAAAAAGTGCATCCGAAAACTATGTTTGACAGACATGGGACTCATGCTCGAGATCAGATAAGAAAAATTTACCCGTCAATGAAACTTTTTATCACTAAGGGTAAGCACAAATATCTTATGCCACTTGACAAAGACATGAGTGCTAAGATTGCACCACTTGCAAAGCCATATCCCAAGCGGGTGAAGCAGGCGATGACTGGCGACCAGCCAGAACAGCGACGGCGCGACACCGATCCACCCGCTCCATTACACGCAGAAAACCAACCTTTCGCGGAGGTTAAAAATGGCAACGAAAACTGAAAAACCCGTACTAAAAAAGCGCGGCCCCAATGGTGGTGCTCGTGAAGGCGCAGGCCGACCAGCCTTCGAGCCGACTGATGCAGAACGCAAACAGGTGGAAGCCCTTTCAGGCTATGGCCTGCCAATCGAGCAGATCGCAGTCTTGGTGCGCGATGGCATCCACGTTGATACGCTCCGCGCCCACTTTGCCCAGGAGCTGGTCTCAGGCAAAGCCAAGGCCAACGGGCAGGTCGGGAAAACCCTATTCCAAAAGGTCATGGCAGGCGACACGACTGCGGCGATCTGGTGGAGCAAGACCCAGATGCGCTGGGCTGAAACCCAAAAGCACGAGGTGACCGGAGCTGATGGTGCGCCCCTCGAGTTCAGGGAAATCAAGCGGGTGATCGTCAAGACATGAGCGTTCTGCAGCTTGCAACCCCCGAATGGGCGCTTCCCCTGCTGGAGCCAAGCCGCTACAAAGGCGCTTGGGGTGGCCGAGGCTCTGGCAAGTCCCACATGTTTGCCGAGCTGATGATCGAGGCCCACATCATGGATCAGAAGCGGCGCAGCGTTTGCGTGCGCGAAATCCAGAAGTCTCTCAACCAGTCCGTCAAGCGCCTGCTGGAGACCAAGATTCAGGACATGAACGCTGGCGCTTATTTTGAGGTGCAGGATGCTGTCATCAAGTCCAAGAAGGCCGATGGCGCGATCATCTTCCAGGGTATGCAGAACCACACAGCCGACTCGATCAAGTCGCTGGAGGGTTATGACTGCGCCTGGGTTGAGGAGGCCCAGAGCCTGAGCCAGACCAGCCTTGACCTGCTGCGGCCAACGATCCGAAAGCCAGGCTCAGAACTGTGGTTCACCTGGAACCCACGCGATCAGTCCGACCCAGTGGATTTCCTGTTAAGAGGCCCAGAGCCTCCAAAGGATGCCACCGTCATCAAGGTGAACTTTGGGGATAACCCGTGGTTTCCACAAGTCCTAAAGGACGAGATGGAGTACGACAAGCGGCGCGATCCCGACAAGTATTCCCATGTTTGGATGGGTCAATACCTGACAAACAGTAATAGCCGGGTGTTCAGAAACTGGCGCATCGAGGACTTTGACGCACCACAAGACGCCATTCACCGCCTCGGTGCGGATTGGGGCTTTGCCATCGATCCGACCGTTCTGGTGCGCTGCCACATCATTGGCCGCACCCTCTACATCGACTACGAGGCCTACATGGTGGGATGCGAGATCGTGAATACCCCTGAGCTGTTCATGACCGTGCCCGAGGCCGAGAAGTGGCCCATCGTGGCCGACTCGGCCAGGCCAGAGACCATCAGCCACATGAAGAAGAACGGCTTTCCCAAGATCATGACGGCGATCAAAGGCCCGAAGTCAGTCGAGGAAGGCATCGAGTTCCTGAAGAACTACGACATCGTTGTCCACCCGCGCTGCATCCACACAATTGACGAGCTGACCCTTTACAGCTATAAGCAAGACCCATTGACCGGCAGAATATTGCCCGTGCTGGAGGACAAGAAAAACCACGTCATTGACGCCTTGCGGTATGCCTGCGAGGCCGTGCGGCGATCCAGCGCAGCCAGGCCCATTGCTTTTACCCCCATCGCCAATATGAAAAAGTGGTGAGACAATTGCACAAATTGAGGAATTAATCTATGGCCAGAATCTCAAACGACCAACGGCTCTCGAATCTGCACAGCGAAGCCCTGCGCCAGTTCAATGACATCCAGACTGCGCTGCGGGACGAGCGCCTGCAGTGCCTGCAAGACAGGCGCTTCTACTCCCTGTGCGGCAGCCAGTGGGAAGGCCCACTGTGGGATCAGTATGAGAACAAGCCCAAGTTTGAGGTCAACAAGATCATGCTGGCGGTCATTCGTATCGTCAACGAATACCGCAACAACCGCATTACTGTGGACTATGTGTCCAAAGATGGCACAGATAACGAAAAGCTGGCCGAGGTCTGCGATGGCTTGTATCGTGCCGACGAGCAGGCGTCTGTGGCAGACGAGGCCTACGACAACGCTTTCGAGGAGGCGGTCGGCGGCGGTATTGGCGCATGGCGGCTGCGCACCGTCTACGAGGATGAAGAGAATGGCGAAGATGACCGACAGCGCATCCGCATGGAGCCGATCTTCGATGCCGATAGCTCGGTGTTCTTTGACCTGAACGCCAAGCGCCAGGACAAGTCAGACGCCAAGTATGCCTTTGTGGTCACCAGCATGACCCGCGAGAGCTACAAAGAAATCTACAACGATGACCCAACGGATTGGCCGAAGATCATCCACCAGTATGAGTTTGATTGGGCAACGCCTGATGTCGTGTTTGTGGCTGAGTACTTCAAGGTCGAGGAAAAGATCGAGACCATCCGCATCTTCCAGGCCATTGACGGCACCGAGGAGCGTTACAGCTCTGCCGACTTCGCAGCCGACGAGACCTTAGAAGAAACGCTGGCAGCAGTCGGAACCATCGAGGTGCGGCAGAAAAAGGTCAAGCGCAAGCGCGTGCGCAAATACATCATGTCCGGTGGCAAAGTGCTTGAGGATGCTGGCTACATTGCTGGCAACTGTATCCCGATTGTGGTGGTCTACGGCAAGCGCTGGTTTGTCGATAACATCGAGCGCTGCATGGGCGCGGTGCGCCTGGCCAAAGATGCCCAGCGCCTGAAGAACATGCAGCTCTCCAAGCTGGGCGAGATCAGTGCATTGTCCAGCGTTGAGAAGCCAATTCTGGTTCCAGAGCAGGTCGCAGGCCACCAGGTCATGTGGGCCGAGGACAACCTCAAGGACTACCCATACCTGCTGGTCAATCCGATCACAGGGCCAAACGGCGAGCAGCAAATCAGCGGCCCCATCGCCTACACAAAAAGCCCACAGATACCGCCAGCAATGGCCGCACTCCTGCAGATCACAGAGACCGACATGCAGGAAATTTTGGGCAACCCGCAAGGGGCTGACAAGATGGTGTCTGGCATGTCTGGCAAAGCCGTGGAGATGATCCAGACCCGTGTGGACATGCAATCGTTCATCTACATGAGCAATTTTGCCAAGGGCATGAAACGCAGCGGCGAGATTTGGCTATCAATGGCGCGAGACATCTACGTTGAGGAAAAGCGCAAGATGAAGGCCATTGCGCCAACTGGTGAGTCCAGCGTAGTCGAACTCATGAAACCTGCGATTGACACCGAAACAGGTGCGATGGTCATGGAGAACGACCTCAGCTCTGCCACCTTTGATGTGATTGCCGAGGTTGGCCCGTCCAGCAGCAGCAAAAAGCAGGCAACCGTCCGTGCCCTGACCGGAATGCTTGCCATGACGCAAGACCCAGAGACTGCGCAAGTCTTGACCGCAATGGCCATGATGAACATGGAGGGCGAAGGCCTCAGCGACACAAACGCCTACTTCCGCAAGAAGCTCCTGCGCATGGGCGTGGTTCAGCCCACCGAGGAAGAGGCCCAGGAACTCATGGCCGAGATGCAGGGCAAGCCCCAAGACCCCAACGCCATGTATCTCCAGGCAGCGGCAGAAGAAGCCACCGCCAAGGCTGCCCAGGCCCGTGCCAACACCGTCAAGACCGTGGCCGATGCTGAACTCAGCCGAGCCAAGACGCTGGAGACGCTCGGCAAGGTTGACGAGACCGCCCAGAATATGGCACTTACAAATGCAGAGGCTGTGCAAGAGATATTGCGCGGCCAGATTGTGCAGCCCGTTGTCAGATGACAGAAAAAGGGCGAGAATGTAATTAACGGTATCCACCCAGCCGTTTTTAATGGGTGAGTTTGATGGGGTTGAAGATGAATGAAAAGGCAGAAATTGATGACAGCGAAGTCGAGGTAGAAGAAGAGGAAATCGTAGTCAGCGAACCCGTTGACGAGGTGGAAACTGAAGATACCGAGGAAGTTGTTGTCAGCATTGGTGAGGAAGCGCCACCTCCCGAAGAACAGACTCATGCGCCTGAATGGGTACGCGAGCTGCGCAAGACGAACCGAGAATTGCAACGTCAGAACCGCGAGCTTCAGAACAAGCTGCAAACAACCGCACAGACTGAGACCAAGCCGGTAGTGCTGGGAGTAAAGCCGAAGCTGGAAGATCACGATTACGATGCTGATAAATTTGAGGCAGCATTGGCCGACTGGTTTGAGCGCAAGCGTCAAGCCGATGAGGCCAGCGCCAGGCAAGAAGCTGAAGTTATGAATCAGCAGAAGGCCTGGAAAGCCAAACTGGATGGCTACGGCAAGGCGAAAGCCGAACTGCGAGTCAAAGATTTTGAGGATGCCGAGGCCGTGGCCCTGGAAGTCTTCAACATCACCCAGCAAGGCGTCATGCTGCAAGGTGCAGATAACCCTGCTCTTGTCGTCTACGCACTTGGCAAGAACCCGAAGAAGGCCAAGGAGTTGTCCGACATCAAAGACCCCGTAAAGTTTGCCTTTGCGGTAGCGAAACTGGAGAAAGAATTGAAAGTTACCAATCGCAGAGCAGCACCAGCACCAGAGCGTATCGTCTCGGGAACTGGACGATCTTCAGGTGCGGTGGACTCAACCCTCGAACGGCTGAGAGAAGAAGCGGCCCGTACTGGCAACATGACGAAAGTCATTCAGTATCGGGCGCAGAAACGATCAGCACCCAAGTAATTTTTTTAGGAGTCAATCATGGCTAATAGTTTTTCAAAAGAAGAGCGCGTTGCGTTCGAGGACATCCTCGAAGGCTTTAACGATGCTCTGGTGTTGTCCCGCAATGTGTCCGTCTACAACACCGACGGCACGATGATGGAGCGCACCAACAACGTGATCTATCGCCCCCAGCCCTACATCGCCCAAAGCTATGACGGCATGGATCAAACCGGCAACTTTACTGCCTATACCCAGCTCACCGTCCCTGCCACGCTCGGCTTTCAAAAGTCTGTGCCGTGGATTCTGGACGCACTTGAGTTGCGTGATGCGCTGCAAGAGGGTCGTCTGGGTGATGCTGCAAAGCAAAAGCTCGCCTCCGACATCAACATCGCCATCATGAACGTTGCAGCCGCTCAAGGCTCGCTTGTTGTGACCGTGAATACCGCTGCTGGTGACTATGATGACGTTGCCCTGTGCGACTCGATCATGAACGAGCAGGGCGTGCAAGCGTTTGATCGTTACCTGGCCCTGTCGTCGCGCGACTACAACGGCATCGCTGGCAATATTGCTGGCGGCGCTACTGGTGGTGGTGCATCGCGCAGTTTCTCTGGAAACAAGTCGAATACCGCTTTCGAGCGTTCTTTCGTTGGTATGGTTGCAGGCTTTGAGACCTACAAGCTGGACTATGCAAACCGCATTGCGGCCCGCACTGGTTCAGACCCGACGATGAGCACCTTGGCTGCTGCTGGCAATTACTATGTTCCGCAAGCAACCCAGACCGCTGCTACCGGCGAAACGCAGAACGTCGATAATCGCTTTCAGACCATCACGGTATCCAGCACCACTGACCTGCCTGCCGGTACGCCGATCCAGATTCAAGGCGTTGAGGCTGTGCATCACATCACCAAACAGGGTACTGGCTTTGCCAAGACCTTCCGTGTGGTGCAAGTGGTTAATGCCACGACCTGCGTCATCACCCCCCCGATCATCTCGGCCCAGGGTGGCACTGATGCAGAACTGCAATACCAAAACGTCATCGTGACTGCTGCCTCTGGCCGCACCATCACGCGCCTGAACGTGGCTGCTGCGCCTATCAACTGCTTCTGGCAGAAAGATGCGCTGGAGATTCTGCCTGGCCGTTATGCTGTCCCGTCTGATGCTGGTGTCGCAGTGATGCGTGCAAGCACCGACCAAGGCATCGAGCTGGTCATGCAGAAGCAATACGATGTCAACACCATGAAAACCAAGTATCGTCTCGATACCTTGTTTGGTGTGGTCAATAAGCAGCCAGAAATGTCTGGCATCTTGCTGTTCGGTCAAGCCTAAGGAGTTAAATCATGAGCTATCAAGTAATCTTCACCCAGGGCACGGCTGTCGTCACTGTGCCCGCTGGCGAGAAAATCGCCGTTCAGGCCTTCTCACCGGCAAGCGTGTTTCAGGAAGTTGGTTTCCCCAATTTCCCTGATTCGCAGGATTTGCTGCAAGTGGTCGAGAACACCACTTATGTGTCACCCGCATTCACCAATGCCACTATCGTGACCATTCAAGCTGGTGCATCTGGAGCTTTCTATAGCACCGGAACCTCACCGCAGATCGGAAACAATGGCAATTGGCAGCCGCAACCTGCGCCAGCCAACATCGCTGATGGCGGTTCGATGGTTATGACTGCTGCAGACTTGCTGACCAGCATCGTCACTGCAACTCCAACCACAGGACGAAATATTCAGTTGCCCACGGCTGCTGCACTTGAAGCAGCAACTGTGTTTGCAATTGATGACTCGTTCGACTTCAGCATCATCACCTTGGCTGCATTTGCTTTGACTATTACGGTCAATACAGGCGTAACCATCGTGGGCGGCGCTGCGACTGGTGCTGCTTCCGGTTCTGCGGCGCGTTATCGAATCCGCAAGACTGCTGCCAACACATTCGTTGTGTACCGCATCATGTAAGTGAAACAGACAGGCCAGCAGAGATGTTGGCCTGTTTTTTAATGGAGAACGAAATGCCAATGACCAAAGGTTACTCTCAGAAATCCATCGGCAAGAATATTGCGATGGAAATGAAATCGGGCAAGCCACAAAAGCAAGCTGTTGCAATGGCACTCAGCACGGCAGCCAAGGCAGCAAAAGCCGCAGGCAAGCCAAGCAAAGCTCCGATGAAGAAGATGAAATGATTAAGTCAGCCGCAATCGTCAAGACCAAAACTCTCGCCCCGTGGCGAGAGTTGCGGCTGCAAAAGCGCAAAGCCAAAAAGGTTGCAATGCTTGAGCGCAAAGCGATCAAGCAGTATTACCCATCCCGCATTGATGCCCCAATCATTGAGGTGCAAGCTTCACCGCAGGATGATGCTCCCCCAACCCGCACTGAGCTGGAGGCCAAGGCCACAGAACTTGGAATCAGGTTTGATGGTCGCACAAAGGACAAAAAGCTGGGACAATTGATCCAGGACAGACTGTCTACAGGAGAATGACATGGGATGGACCAAGCGCCAATTTATTGAGCAGGCTTTCGATGAGATTGGTCTGGCCTCCTATGCCTTCGACCTCGGCCCAGAGCAAATGCAGTCTGCTCTGCGCAGGCTGGACACCATGCTGGCCGCCTGGAATGCTTTGGGCATTCGTCTGGCATACCCGCTGCCATCCAGCCCCCAGGACAGTGATCTGGACGAGCAGACCAACGTGCCCGACAGCTCCAACGAGGCCATCTACACCAACCTGGCCATCAAGTTGGCTCCGAGCTACGGCAAGCAGGTGATGCCTGACACCAAGGCCACGGCCAAGGAGTCGTACAACACGCTCCTGTCCCGTGCTGCCATGCCAATGGAGCAGCAATTGCCCAGCACCATGCCAGCAGGCGCAGGCAACAAGCCCTGGCGCGTTTACGACAATCCATTCATTCGTCCACCAGCCGATCCCGTCCTGGCCGGTCAAGACGGCCCAATCGAATACTACTGAGGAACAGCAGTCATGCCAACGATCAATCAACTATCGCCCATTTCTCAAGTATCCGGTGGCGATCAGCTCCCGATCTATGTGCCCAACAATGGTGACGCACGCAGGGTTTCGGTCACGCAACTGCTTCAATATTTTCAGCAGACGTTTGCATCTCCGACCTTAGCGACGAACCTATACGTTCCAGGCACAGGCTTTAACATCACCGTGCCAACACCCGTCAGCAATGACCAGTGGATGCTCTTGCAGCCTGCTGGAACACTGGCAACTGGCACGATCACCCTGCCATTGAACACTGGCGTGCCTGATGGCACCACGGTGCTGATTACGACCACGCAAGAGATCACCTCGCTGACCATTGCCCTGAATGGCGCATCTGCCATTTTTGGTGCAGTCACAAGTCTGGGCGCAGGCTGTGCGGCTATTTATCGCTTTTACCAGCCCACAAATTCTTGGTACAACATCAACGCAGAGACAGTTTTTGCAGCAGGCATTGCTGCATGGTTGACCACGCCATCCAGCGCCAATTTGCGTGCGGCAATGACGGACGAGACCGGCACTGGTGTGCTGGTGTTCAACAACACCCCGACTTTAATCACGCCAAACATTGACGCAGCCACAGGCACAAGTCTGGCAGTGACTGGTGCAGTCACTTCATCTGGCACGGCTGGCGTGGGCTATGCCACAGGCGCAGGCGGCACTGTCACCCAAGGGTCAAGCCGCACCACAGGCGTGACGATCAACAAGACATCTGGTGCGATAACCCTGTTCAGTGCAGCAGGCACAACTGCGGCAACAACATTCACCGTGACCAACAGCACCGTTGCAGCAACCGATGTCATCATCCTGAGCCAGAAATCAGGCACAGACCTGTATGATTTGATGGTCACAGCAGTGGGCGCTGGAAGTTTCAACATCACATTCCGCACTACGGGTGGCACGACAACCGAGCAGCCCGTTTTCAACTTTGCGGTCATCAAAGGCGTGGCTGCGTAATGGCCACCAAGCCCAAGTCATCTGTCAATAAGGCGGCTGTTTACACTAAGCCGACTATGCGCAAGAACCTGTTTGAGAAGATCAAAGGGCAGGCTGTGCAGGGCACTGAAGCTGGGCAGTGGTCAGCTCGCAAGGCGCAATTGCTGGCCAAGCAGTACAAGGCCAAAGGTGGAGGTTACAAGTCATGAAGGCCACGCAGAAATCGCTCAAGGACTGGAGTGCACAGAACTGGCGCACAAAGTCTGGCAAGCCGTCCAGCGAGACGGGAGAGCGTTATCTGCCCGAGAAGGCCATCAAGGCTTTGACACCGGCTGAGTACGCTGCAACAACCCGCGCCAAGCGCGAGGCCACATCCAAGGGAAAACAGTTTGCAAAGCAGCCCAAGAAAGTGGCCGCAAAAGTTAAGGGTTACAGATGAAAACCCCAGCCTACGCACGCAAAGAAGGCCAGAACCCCAAGGGCGGCTTGAATGCCAAGGGCAGACTCGCGGCCAAGGCTGAGGGCATGAATCTCAAGCCTCCCGTCAAGTCGGGCGACAACCCAAGGCGAGCCAGCTTCCTGGCTCGAATGGGAAACATGCCTGGCCCAGAGATGAAAAACGGCGAGCCGACCAGGCTGCTGCTCAGTCTGAAGGCCTGGGGCGCAAGCTCCAAGGAGGACGCACGCTCCAAGGCTAAGGCAATCTCCGCACGCAACAAAGCCAAAAAGTGATGCCATGCAAGTTCCAATCCTAAGCGGCATCTACACTGACAGCACGCCAGAGCTGCGCACCGCCTACCCTGTGAACATGGTGCCGGTGCCAAAGGCGTCAGGCATCAGCAATGGATTCCTGCGCCCAGGCGATGGCATCGTGGCCAACGGGACAGGCCCAGGCATTGACCGTGGCGGCATCAACTGGAATGGCGTCTGCTATCGCGTGATGGGCACCAAGTTGGTCTCCGTGGACAGCAATGGCGTTGTGACCGTGTTGGGCGATGTTGGCGGCCCAGTCACCGAGCTGGTGACAATGGACTACAGCTTTGATGTGCTGGCCATTGCCAGTGGTGGTCGATTGTATTACTGGTCACCAACTGGAGGCTTGGTGCAAGTGACAGACCCAGACCTTGGCGTGGTGCTCGATGTGGTTTGGGTTGACGGCTATTTCATGACTACCGATGGTGCCAATTTGGTCGTCACTGAGTTGTCAGACCCGACCCAGGTCAACCCCCTGAAATATGGCAGCTCAGAGGTGGACCCTGATCCTGTTGTGGCACTCATCAAGCTGCGCAACGAGGTCTATGCCATCAACAGCAACACGATGGAGGTCTTCGACAACGTGGGCGGCGAGCTGTTCCCATTTGCACGCATTGATGGCGCACAAGTCCAAAAGGGTGCTCTTGGCACGCACGCCTGCTGTACTTACTTGGAGCGCATTGCTTTCTTGGGCGGTGGCCGCAATGAAGCCCCAAGCATCTATCTTGGAGCAGCAGCCACCACCCAGAAAATCAGCACCCAAGAAATCGACAATCTGCTCCTTCAGTACACCGAGGCGCAACTGGTCAAGGTTCAACTGGAAGCACGCAATGACAAGAACCACCAGCACCTATACGTCCACCTGCCAGACCGCACGGTGGTTTATGACGCCTCCGCATCTGAGGCTCTGGAGCAGCCCGTTTGGTTCACTCTGACCAGCACCTTGGTCGGTTTCAGCCAGTACCGGGCACGCAACATGGTCTGGATATACGACAAGTGGCTGGTCGGCGATCCACAGTCCAGCTCTATCGGCTACCTTGTGCAAGACATTGGCCACCACTGGGGCCAGCAGGTGCGCTGGGAGTTTGGCACGGTCATCGTCTACAACGAAGGCAATGGCGCGATCTTCAACCGCCTTGAGCTGGTCGCACTGACAGGCAGCGTGGCGCTGGGCACAAACCCACAGATCAGCACCAGCTACAGCGTGAACGGCCTGTCCTGGAGTCAAGACCGCAGCATTGCTGTTGGCACGATTGGCAGCACGGCCAAGCGCCTGGCCTGGTTCCAGCAGGGTCACATGCGCAATTGGCGCATCCAGCGTTTCCAAGGCGACAGCGATGCCCATGTGTCGTTTGCACGCCTTGAGGCACAGATTGAGGCGTTGGCATACTGATGGCAACCGCACCACAATCCCGCAAGTTGAACCTGACCCGTGACCAGCTCGCGGAATTTCTGACCGACCAGCAGCAGATCAGGCAGTTTGAGCTGCTGTTCTCTGCCGTCGATCAACTCCAGGTTATTGTCGGCACGGACTTTGAGTACCAGGCAGACACGGCGGCGGCCACAGCAAACGAGGCGCTGGCTCAGATTGCAGCATTGGCGCAGGACACGGCCGTCGATGATGCCGTGCTGAATGCCAAGGTCCAGCAGGCACTGGATGCCATTCCAAGGCTGGCCCAAGTGCTCAACCTGCTGGCTCTTGCGCCAGTAGAGCAGCACAACAACTCGGTCACCACCGACTACATCGACTTCAACACCAATGCACCTGACCCAGCCACCAAGATCGGCAGGCTGCATTGCGATGGGCTCGTGTTTTACGCTACACCCAACGCCAATAACCTTGGCGTGACAGTGAACGAGCATTTTGTTGCGCGTACTGGCACTAAGACCATGACAAGCAACACATCCTTGCAGGCCGTTTTCAGTGGCGGTTCAGGTGGGTTGACCAATGGCGCGTTAACCGTCAACGGGTCAACATCGTACTATTTTGAATGCTCTCTAAACTTGTCCAGTATGTCTGCTTCATCAGGCAATTTAGGCTTCAGTATTGTTGGAGCTGGCACTGCAACTTTCACATCCGCAGCATGGCACGCCTTTGGTTTGGATGCTACAACGCAAACAACAGGCGCTGCGATTGGCGGTAGTTTTTCAGCGGCTGCTGGAGCTACGGGCAACATTTCCACGGCAGCTACTGGTACATCATATTCAGTGGTCATCAAAGGAATATTTCGCATCAATGCTGCTGGAACTATCATTCCCAGCGTTCAATTGACAACCGCATCTGCCGCTGTCGTAGGTAGAAATTGCTGGTTTAAATGCAACGCCATTGGCACTGACACAGTTGTGTCAGTGGGCAATTGGTCTTGATCTCTTAACTTCAAAAAGGATTTTCTCATGACCGTATCCATCAAGGTACTGATCCCAGCAAAGCAGGCCGAGAGCAGCCAAACCACGCAGTACACGGCCACCAACTGCAAGGCCATCATCGACAAGTTCACTGCCACCAACACGAGCGCAGCAAATGTGACCATCAGCGTCAATCTGGTGACCAGTGGCGGCAGTGCAGGCACGAGCAACTTGATCGTGGACACCCGCGCCATTGCGCCGGATGAAACCTACACTTTTCCCGAACTGGTCGGCCAGGCCTTGGAGCCGAGTGGCTTCATCTCCACCATCGCCAGTGCAGCCACATCGCTGACAATCCGAGCATCTGGCCGCGAAATCACTTAAAGGAGAACAGCATGGACAAATTCATGATGATGCCCAAAGGCTTTATGGGCCTGCCAATGGATGAGGAATTCATCACCACAACAGAAAACAAGAAGAACTACGTCATTGCGGTGCAGGACTGGAACTACGGCCCAGAGATGCCAACCAATGAGCCAGGCGCAAACAAGGAGTTCTACGCAGGGCTGGCCGAGGCCATGCAGTGCACCGAAAAGGATGCACGGCGCAAGCATTGCTCAAACTGCGAGTATTACGACAACAGTTTCATGGCCCAAGTCAAGATCGAGCGCATCCCGATGGCAGCCTACGACAAGGGCGCAGGCTTTCGTGGCCACTGTGAAAAGCTGAACTTCATCTGCAATGACATGCGCGTCTGCCAGGCCTGGGAAGACCGGGAAGAAGAAGAAGAATATTGACGGGATGCCGAAATGTGGGAAAATGCAGCCGCTGAGCCTATCGAGCCGCCAGCAGCTCACCCTGAACAGGAGCTGCGCATGTCTGGTGTCGATTGGTTGAGAGTGAACCTGCAAAGGGTTTTCGCGCTCCCAACGCCAGCCGTTGAGTGGCTGCTCATGCTTTATGGGGCCATCCAGGTCTTTGATGATGTCGCAGACGGTGATTCTGTCGAGCGCGAAGACCTCAATGCGGTGATCTGGAACACTCTAGTGGGCATGAACCAGAATACATTTTGGATTGCCAACTCCCACAGCCTTGCACCCATAGTGGCCACCATGATCCTGAAGTGGCAGGCATCCGACCAGGCCGAGCGATCAGGCAAGGCCGATGCACGGTCATTTGTCTGGCGTGCAGGATACTATGACGTTGTGCTGATGACCGTGGCGCTGTGCCACGGCACTCGTCGTGCGACAGAAGATGCAGGCAGCGTCATGGAGTTGTATGGCGAGAAATTTGAAGACTACATGAAGGAGTTCAGCCATGCCTGATCCAGTCACTGGTTTAATCGTTGGAGGCTCGCAACTGCTTGGCGGCATGATGCAGGCCGATGCAGCAAGCGAGGCAGCAGGCATCCAATCAGGCGCAGCAGAGGCTGGCATTGCAGAACAGCGCAGGCAGTTCGATGCACTGCAAGCATTGCTCAAGCCTTACACCGAGGCAGGTCTTCCTGCGCTCCAGCAGCAGCAGGCATTGCTTGGCCTACAAGGCCCAGAGGCAGAGCGTGCAGCCATTGAGCGCATTCGAGGTGGTGAGACATTCCAAACCTTGGCACAGCAGGGCGAGGAAGCATTGCTTCAGCGTGCCTCGGCCACTGGTGGTTTGCGAGGTGGAAACATCCAAGGCGCACTTGCACAGTTCCGACCAGCTTTGCTGAACCAAGCCATTGAGCAGCAATATGGCCGCCTGGGCGGCATGACGCAGTTGGGCCAGCGTTCTGCTGCCGGTGTAGGCGCTGCTGGCATGGAGTCTGGAACCAATGTGGCCAACTTGCTGGCCCAGCAGGGAGCAGCCAGAGCTGGTGGAGAACTTGGCGAGGCCAAGGCATTCAGTGGCCTGTTCAACCTGCCAGCTCAGGTGCTTGGGTTCCAGTACGGCGCAGGCGGCAAGGCTGGTATGGGCTTCGGGTTTTAAGGAATAGAACATGGCCACCATCAATCCATTCCAAGCC